TATTACCCAGACCGACGCCACCTCAGCCGAGTGGATGGCAACTAGGCTGTTGCCGGTGCTGGGGGCTTGCGAACCGTTGCGGGGATTGATGCCGACGAACCGGCATCACACCAAGAAGGACGGGATTTACTTTGCTCACATGCCGCTGATGCTGGGCGGTGCCAACACCTCCAACGCGCAGGAAAAGTCCGTGCAGGTGCTGTTTTTGGATGAGTGCTGGCAGTACTCGGATCTTATCACGCAGTTTAAGAAGCGACTCCACGACCGTTGGAACGGCTACGCGCTGCTGACCAGCCAGAGTTACGAGGAGCCTCACCAGCTAACCGAGGAGTGGAGGTCGGGCGAGGAGTTCCAATGGTGCCACTGCTGCCCGGGGTGCAGCGAGTGGGTTAAACCGGCGTGGACTGACATCAAATATGAGGAGTGCAAAAACGAGAATGGCGAGTGGAACTGGGGCGCGCTGGTAAAAACGGTGCGGCATGAGTGCCCGCACTGCGGACACGTTACGCCAGACACGACGGCGGCGCGCCGTGCACTGACCCAGCGCAGCGAGTGGAGATCTGAGGGCAATGACCATGTAGAGGGCTACCGCTCCCGGCGCGTGTCCGCGCAGTCCGTGTATTGGATCCGGTGGGCCGACTTGGTGATTCAGTGGTGCCAAGCGTCTGATGCTCGACACCTCGGGGTTCTCCAACCGACCAAAGACTTTCGGATGCAGCGGTTGGCCGAACCGTGGAAACTTGAGGAGGAACTGCCCGCGCTTGAACTGGAAGCATCCGAGTATTTCGTGAATGAGTGGCAGGATGGTAGGCCAATGGAGAATGAAGCCGCCCGCGTTTTTACCGTGGATTGCCAACAGGACCACTACTGGGGCATCGTGCGGGTTTGGCTCAAGGACGGGCACTCTCGCCTGCTCTGGGCTGGAAAGATTCTGACCGTGGACCAACTCCGCGAAATCCAGACCCGGCTTAAGGTACCTGACAAGCGCACGCTGCTGGACGCGGGCAACAGTTTTCACGGGCGCATCTACGACACTTGCGCACGCTACGGGTGGACAGCGCTCATCGGACGCGCTGAGGATCACTTCACGGTTCGGGGGGCTGATGGCAAACCCATCCGTAGATATTACTCCGCGCCGGATCGGGTGGTAGCGCCAACGTACAAGGATCAGCATGGCAAGCGCGTGTTTGTCACCTTTTTCTATTGGTCGTCGGATCCGATTAAGGACATTCTCGCAAATTTGCGCAACACGGGATCGCCGGTTTGGGAATTTCCTCAAGACGCACCGCCCGAGTACGTCCGGCACCTCAACTCTGAGCGCAAGCGGGCAACAGTGGACAAACGAACAAAGAAGACGCGCCTTCGGTGGACCGCAACAGGCCGCCCGAATCATATGTGGGATGCGGAGGCCATGAACGTCCTAGCCGCGCAGATCCTTGGCATCCTTCCTGATATGGCGAGCACAGCGCCAGAGGTTGACGAGCCAGCGCCGACAGAGTAGGTTTGGCGTTCAACAACCTCGAAAGGGGTTCTGGCAAGGACAACGAAAAAACGCCCGGCTCTGCGTGTGCAGATGTCCGGGTTTTCTTGTGAAAACACACCTTAGTAGATGGCTCCCGATACAAGACTCCTGCTCCAAGTGTTCCTGACGCGGGACGTGGCTGAGTTGCGCGCCATCGTCGCCAGCAAGTTTGACCTGGTGCTGGCAGGCAAAAGCTCTCTGGTTTCGTCGTCCATCGACGGGGCCGCGTTCCAATTTAACGTGGGCGGCACTCTGTCGCCGCTCGATGTGGTAATGCTGGCGCAGCAGGCTCTTAATTACAAAGCCGCAGGCATTTCCGCGCCGGTGCGCAGGACTCAGGCGTTTTTCATATGAGCCTTTTTGACAAACTGAAAACCTTGATGGGCTTTAAGGGGCCAAAGGTGCAGGGCGCTTACGACAGCTACCGCCGCCAGCGGCTTATTGAAGGGGGCGTCTGGGGCGAACCGTACTGGAGAACGCACACGCAGAGCATCTCCAAAGAGCTTAACATTTCCGAATGGAGGACGTTAAACAGCGCGGCTCGGAAATTGTATTGGAATAATGGCATGGTGAATGCCGCGATTGACCAGAAGAGCATGCTGTCCGTGGGGATGGCGATGCGGCCTATCTTTCTGGGCGCTGACAAAGAGTGGGGCAAGCAGGCCGAAGCCATGCTGTTGGACTGGTTTCAGATTGCGTACCTCGACGGAAAAAGCTGGTGGGAAGGGCTCAGGCTAGAGTCCACAGCCATCGACCGTGAAGGCGATCTGCTTACAATCCTGACGACGGCGTCAACCGGCTATCCACAGTTGCAACAAGTGCCGTGGCACCAGATTGGAAGCCGTAATGACGAGGGAGTGCTGGAAACTGGCCGGTATCGTGGGCTGCGAATTTACAACGGCGTCATCCTGTCCAAAACAAACCGCGCAGTGGCTTACCGCGTGCTAGGCGAAGCGTCCGACGGATCCGAGGACCGCGACATTCCCGCCCAGGCGTGCATGCTGACGATGGACCCGCGCGAGGTGGACCAAGTGCGCGGGATCAGTGCGTTTGCTCCTGCCATCCGCGATCTGCTTTCCCTCAAAGACTTAGGCGACGACATTCAGAGCGCGTCCCGCATGGCGGCAAAGATTGGGCTGCTTGTGACCAACCAGCAAGGCATGGCCGACGCATCCGACGCTTACCAAGCGCTCAGTGAAAACACAGTGCCGCAGTGTGGCCCAGGGCTGCGTATCACGCCGATGGCTGGCGGGCGCATCGAGTACCTGACCGCAGGGGCTGGCGAGTCCATCAACCAGATTGACGCCAAGATTCCGACCGAGGCGCAGGATCGACTACAGGAAAGGCTCATTCGCAACGCACTGCTGGCAGCTCAGTGGCCGCCGGAGTTCGGCTGGGACATGTCCAAACTTGGGGGCGCATCCGCGCGCATTGTGTTGGAGCAAGTAAACCGCATCACCTCAGAGCGGCACGCTTACCTCGCGGCGTTCTGCAAGCGCCGGTGCGCCTACGCCATCGCCAAATTCGTGGAAATGGGAATGCTGCCGCCCTACACCGGCGCAGACGCTTCCCGAGGGGGCGCGTACCAGTTCCGTTTTACCGAGCCAGCCAGGCTCACCGCCGACAGCGGCTACGCCAGCCGCGACGCTATCGAGGCGTACCGCGCTGGGATGCGCAGCATGACTGACATTCTGGCGTCGGGCTCCAAGACGCTGGAGGAGCACCTCGACGAAGTGGAGCGCGAAGAGATTGAAATCAATAAGCGGGTGCAACGCTCTGGGCTTTCTCGCGACGTGTTTGGACTGCTCACCCCCAACGGCAACCCGCCGACAACCGCCCCCATCGAATGAAATTTCAGCGCGTAATTGAGCAGGTTTTTTATCGCCCGTGGCTCATCACTCCCGGCGGCTACGCGGCAGTTCGCCAACTGGTGGAGGGCCGACTGGTCCGCGCTGGTGGCGACGACTATGAGAAGCTGTCCGGCATGATGAACAAGCGGGAAGAGATGGAGATCGACGGGCAGGGCATCGCTCACATTTGCATCGACGGGACACTTGCCAAGGGCATTTCCGCGCTTGAAGCATGCTGCGGCGCGTGGGATTACGAATGGATCAGCGAGGACATCGAAGAGGCCGTTGATGCCAACGTGCGCGGGATTATGCTGGAGATTAACTCCCCAGGCGGCAACTGCACCGGCTGTTCCGAAGTGGTGGATTTAATCCAAGCGCTGACGGTCCCCATCGTGGCCTACTCAAACGACACCGCTTGCTCTGCCGCGTACAACATCGCCGTCAGTTGCGACAGGATCATCGGATCCGTGGGATCCACTTGGGGCAGCATCGGCACAATCATTCCCTGGCTGGACCAGTCTGCCGCGTACGAGGCGCAGGGACTAAGCTGGGAACCCATTACCAGCGGGCCGCTTAAAGGCGCTGGCATGGGGCCTTCTCTAAGTCCCGCACAGCGCGCTAGTTTGCAGCAGCTTGTGGACGACAGTTTCGACCAGTTCAAAGGCAACGTGCTCCGAAACCGCCGCGTGACCGACGAATACATGACCGGCGCAGCCTACCTCGCGCCGCGTGCGAAGCTGGGCAACCTCATTGACGACATCGGCACAGAAGAGCTTGCTTATCAAGCGCTCCTTGGTATGGTGGGCATGTAGTGGTTTAAGTTCATTTGTCTCTTGCCCGCCGGAGTTTGGTTTCTCCGGCGGGCTTTTTGTTGTGAAAGCCCAGTTAGGTAGATGGATCATCTACCCAACACCCTGACCGACGCGCTGGCCGCGCTCTCTGCCGCGCAGGCAGACGTGGCCGCGCTTAACGCACT